ATTGAATCCAAATAAAGAATCATATAGTTTTAGAGATAATGTTTCTCTTATGACTTATGGTGATGATAACATAATGTCTGTATCTGATAATATAGATTGGTATAATCATACCTCAATTTCTAAACAATTTGCTAAAAATGGTATAATTTATACCATGGCTGATAAAGAAGCTGAAAGCATTCCTTTTATTAATATAAAAGATGCTAGTTTCTTAAAAAGATCATGGCGTTATTGTGATGAAATTGAAGCATATTTAGCACCTTTGGAACATGATTCTATTGAAAAGATGCTTATGATTTGGGTTAAATCTAAATCAATTTCGAAAGAGGAACAAATGATAGCTGTTATTTCATCAGCTGTTAGAGAATACTTCTTTTATGATCGTGTTATTTATGAATCTAAGAGAGAATTATTATTTGAATTAGTCAATAAATTAGATATATACGATTGGGTCCAAGAGTCGACCTTTCCCACATGGGAATTTTTAGTTTCTGAGTTTAAACGTAATTCCCAATAAACATAAACTCCGTGAGTTTTCTAACATTTCTCACGTTAACCTAATAAATGTTTCAATCCCCTGTGATTGCTTGAGTTGATAACTCAAGAACTTTTCTCTGTCTAATAAGCATTGAAATTTTATAAAACTATTGCTCCAAATAAAAAGGTGGGCTGTCCGTGTAAACAAGCCAACGTGCAGTGTGTACGAAACACACTCGAGAGACGGGATGGATTTCCCTCAATATGTACTTGCTACTGTCATGCTAATGTCGGTGTGAGTTACACTTCGCTAGCTGATTTAATATCAGATAGTGCCCCCCCCATTTGTCCTCTTACTTGTGAAATACAATCACAAGAAGTGGATACATTAGATATGAATTCTACTGAAGCTTCTCCTGATACTCAAGAACAAATTCTTGGTTTTTTAGATGATCAAGCTGGAGCAGATATGAATATTGCCCAACCTCTTTCTAGAACAAAACCAGATATGTCAGTTAATTCAGATTTAGGTGATTTTCTTAAAAGACCAACTCTTATTCATGATTTTGCATGGACTGAAGGTACCTCTATTCCTTTAACTACCATAGATCCATGGACTTTATTTTTTAATAATCCTACAATTGTTAAGAAATTAGATAATTATGCTTTTTTGAGATGTAATTTAAAATTAAAATTTGTTATTAATGCTTCTCCCTTTTATTATGGAGGATTATTGATGGCTTATCAACCTTTACCAGTTTTTAATCCTGCACCTATAGTCACAGGTGCTGATTTGGAACTTATTTCTTTATCACAAAGACCAAATATAACACTTTATCCACAAAATTGTCAAGGTGGAACTATGACTTTACCATTTGTTTTTTATAAACAATTTGTTCCTATTACAGCATCTGATGTTGCTGAATTAGGTCGATTAGAATATAAATCATATGGTGATCTTCTTAATGCGAATAGTGTTGTTGGATCTAATTGTGATATAAGTATTTATGCTTGGGCTGAAGATTTACAACTTGTTGGTCCTACAGTTCTTGATGCAATGCAATCTGGTGAGGTTCCAAGGCAAAAGAATAAGAAAAATAAATCCAAAGATGAATATACTCATGAAGGAACTATTTCTAAACCAGCTTCTGCAATTGCTAGAGCTGCTGGTTTATTAGGTAATATACCTGTTATAGGTCCTTTTATGACTGCTACTTCCATGGCTTCTGATGCTGTAGCTGGTATAGCATCTTTATTTGGATATACTAATGTTCCTG